ATAAACCACACACTTATAAAGTAGTATTCTTTGGTGAACCTAATAGTCTAAAAGATATATTTGGTGATGAAGATTTAAGTGGGTTAAATGCCTTATCTACCTACGATATGAGCTATGACCAAAACGACTTCTTAGATGCTTTTAAAACAGGGATACAATCAGGAACACCATCAGGTAGTTTAGTAGCAGCTACAAATACATCAAACAGAAACGTAGTAGTACCTTTAATATCTCTTAACACATATTATACCTATGACACCTCATCTACGGATAGACTAGACAATGTAACATTTACAGACTTGCGTAAACAACTTAAACCTGCGATAAAACTCAAAAGAGTTATAGAAGCTATACAAACTCAATACGATATTACCTTTAATATGGTAGATGTACACCTAGACGAATTTGTATTAGCTGAGGATACAAGCCAAGTAATTACTGAAGCTAGTCCAAGTGAAGATGTAATTTTAGAACCTGCAACAAGTGATATAAAAACATTCTTTGGAAGTGATATGTTTGATGAGCTTTATCTTTGGTTGCATAGAGAAAAGACACCTATTACCTCACCAGAAACGACAACTAAAACTTTTGGAATAGATACAACAACAAGAAGTATCAAGTTTACTTTAGCTGACTTCACTTATGATTCTGGTGGAGGTGATGTTCTGACAGGAGGTAAGTTAGTGGTTACTAACCCTGATACTTATACTATAAGAATAGCTCTAACGCCAAGTAATAATGCAACAACAGGCGAAATAATTGTAAAAGATAAAACAACTAACGAGCTTTTGTTTTTTAAAGAAGATATTACATTCACCTCAGCCTCCTCACAAACAATTACCTTAATGGATTTAACAAGTGGTAATTTAAGTTCTAGGACTTATGACATTGAGTTTAGAATAAACTGTCAAACAGCACAAACATTTACAAATGTTACTATGCGAATTTCTAAAAACGCAAGTAGTGTACACGATTACACAGCTACAGACAAAACATTAACAGGAAACATATTTATACAAGACTATTTGCCTAAAATGAAAGTTATAGACTTTTTGACAGGACTATTCAAGATGTTTAATTTAGTTGCTTATAATAGATTAGGTGATAGTACAATATATGTAGAAACTTTTGATGATTTTATGTTTGAGGGAGTAACAAGGGATATAACAAAATACATAGACGTTTCACAAAGTACAATAGACAGACCTATACCATACAACCAAGTAAACTTCAAGTATTCAGAACCTGTTACACAAACTAGTCTAAGGTTTGTAAATCAGTTTGCTCAATCTTTTGGTGATTTAGAATATTCAGCACCTGAGAAGTATGACGGTCAAGCCTTTAACTTAGAAGTGCCTTTTGAAAGAAGTGTTTTAATTAATTTACAAAATAGCTCTGGTGTAAACACAAACAACATATTAGGATGGTGGGTAGATGATAAAGGAGACACTACATTAGGAAAACCATTTATATTTTTCAATAGAGTTATAGATTCAAGCACATATACAGTAACAGCACTAAACATCACAGCTTATAATGCACCATCAAGCGTTTCTTCAGACGGTAATCATACCTTAAACTTTGGTGCTGAGTATGACGAGTTTAGTAAATCTGTAAACACAAATAGTTTGTTTGAGAGATTTTATAAAACATACATACAACAAACATTTAATCAAAATGGTAGAATTATAAAAGTATCAGCTAGACTACCTGTAAGTTTTATTCTAAATTATAGAGTAAATGACGTTATATTAATAGACGGTCAAGAGTATTACATAAATAATATTACGATTGATCTAACAACAGGCAAATCAGAATTAGATTTGATAGTAAAAACAGTAACATATACTAATAGTGTACTAACATAATGATAAAGAATATTTTAGACTTACTGCCTTATGCAAAAGGCGAAACGGAAAACATAAGAATAGCTAAAGGTAAATACAAATACCCAGAAAGCGTAAGAGAAGCATTTACACAATTTAAAAGCGAGTTATGGGGAGGGTAGTAGAAGCAGAGTTAAAATTAAAATATGCAGAAGCTGTAAAAAACTTAGACGAATTTCAAAAAGAATTTGCCAAGATAGAAAAAGCCTTAGAATCTGCAAACCAAAAAATTAAAGAAAATGAAAAGAGTACAAGTAGCTTTGGTAAAACTTTAGGAAACATAGGTAAAGCAGGAGGTGTTATTTTTCTTTTACAAAAAGGTTTTGAACTTTTAAAAAGTGCAATTAACAGTAATCAACAAGTAGCAGATACATTTGCTATTGTTATGGGTACAATAAATCAAGTATTTACAGAAATTGCAAATGTTTTAGTGAGTGTATATAATAATATTAGTACCACGACAGAAAACTTTGATGCTTTAGGTAGAGTAGTAAGTAATGTGTTTAAAATAGCTATAGCACCTTTTAAATTAGCTATTGATGGTTTGGCTTTGGGTTTTTATAATGCACAGTTAGCTTGGGAGCAATCGTTTCTTGGTAGTGGAGATACAGAAAAGATAGAGGCACTTAATTCAAAGATTGATGAAACTAAACAAAGCCTTGTAGATACAGTAGTAGGAGTTGGGGAAGCAGGAGCTGCAATAGCAACTGATTTTACAGAAGCTGTAAGCGAAGTTGGAAACATAGGATCACAAGTAGTAGAGGGTTTAAGTGAAATAAGTGTTAAGTCAATTGCAGAAAATGTTAAGGCAAATCAACAACTTAAAAAATCAGCAGACGAAGCTAGAATAGTAAATCAAGGTTTAATAGAGCAATTTGACAGACAAGCAGAACAACAAAGACAATTACGAGATAATGATTTAAAAAGCATTGATGAAAGAATACAAGCAAACAATGATTTAAAAGCTACTCTTGAAGAACAAGAAAAATCAATGTTAGCTAATGCTGACTTGATGATTCAACAAGCTGAATTGCAATTTAAATTAAGTGGTTTAGAAGAAGATAGATTAGCATTATTAGAAGCAAGAAACGAAAAGAAAGCAATAGAAGCTCAGATAGAGGGTTTTATGTCAGAGCAAGAATCTAATAGAGTTGCTTTACAAAAAGAAAGATTAGAATTAGAATTATCTGCTGCTGAGGGTAGAGCAGAAAGGCAAAAAGCAGAAAGAGAGTTCAATGCTGAAATGGAACTTAACGAGGTTACAAGAATAGAAAAAATGCTTGACAATCTTGAGATAGAAAAAAAGGTTGAAGAAGAAAGATTAAAAGCAAAAGTCAAAACATTTGAGGAGGGTACACAAGCACAACAAGATGCACAACACGAATTAGATTTATTTTTAGAAGATAGTGCAAGAAACCAAGAAAAACTAGAGAGAGATTTAGGTCTTGCAAAAGAAGCACAACTTAAACAAACATTAGGCAACATAGCAGGTATTGTAGGACAAAACTCAAAGTTTGGAAAAGCAATAGCAGTAGTACAAGCAATACAAGATACCTTTGCAGGAGCGAACAAAGCATTAGCACAAGGTGGTATATTTGGTTTTGTTGGTGCAGCAGCAGTAATTGCAGCAGGTATAGCAAACGTAAAAAACATTACATCAACCCAAACACCAAGACCCCCTGCAAGTTTAGGTGCAAGATCGACAGGTGGAGAAAGCACACCATCTGTTCCTGCTGCAACAGCACCATCATTACCTCCATCATTTAGTACAGTAGGTGCAAGTGGTGTTAATCAATTAGCAGACGTACTTGGTAATCAACCTCCTCCTAGAGCTTTTGTAGTTAGTGGAGACGTAACAACAGCACAACAGTTAGACAGAAATATTGTGAGTAGTGCAAGTTTAGGATAAACAAAAAAATTAATTAAGACGTTATTATAATATGAGAATTGTAGAACTAATTTTAGGAGACGATGAATTGACAGGAATAGAAGCTATATCAGTAGTAGAAAACCCTGCAATCGAAGAAGATTTTATAGCTCTTAAAAGTCAAGAAATAAAACTTGCTGAGGTTGATAAAGAGAAACGTATCTTGATGGGTGCTTTACTAATTCCAAATAAACCTATATTAAGAAGTAAAGGCGATGACCAATATTATATTTACTTTTCTAGAGATACAGTAGCCAAAGCATCACAGCTTTACTTAATGAATGGCAATCAATCAAAAGCTACATTAGAACACCAACACACAATCAATGGATTGACATTAGTAGAATCTTGGTTAGTAGAAGATGAGGTACACGATAAATCTCGTAAGTATGGTTTAGATGTACCAGTAGGAACTTGGATGGGTGCTGTCAAAGTAAACAACGAGGAGATATGGAACAACTATGTCAAAACAGGTAAAGTAAAAGGTTTCTCAATAGAGGGTTACTTTGCTGATAAAATGGAAAGACCTAAAGAGCCTGTAAATGACTTTGAGGAAGAAGAAGCAGAAGATATGCTTTCCACACTAAAACAAATTTTAAGAAATGAAAAACTAGAGGCTTATAGTGATTACCCAGACGGAGTAAAAAACAATGCCAAAAGAGGTATAGAACTTAACGAGAAAGTAAATAATAAATGTGCTACGCAAGTAGGTAAGATACGAGCTAAACAACTAGCTAAAGGTGAGCCAATATCAAAAGAAACAATAAAGAGAATGTACTCTTTTCTAAGTAGAGCAGAGGAGTATTATGATGAAAGCGATACAAAAGCCTGTGGTACTATATCTTATTTACTCTGGGGAGGTAAAGCAGGTAAGAGATATGCAGAATCTAAACTAAAAGAGTTAGGAGAAATAGAATTAGCATCTATGGTAGTAAATGATGAATTTGCTATAATAGATGATAGACTAGCATACTCGTCAAAAGAAAAAGCTGAGGAAATGGCAAAGAACATAGGATGCGAGGGGATGCACGAACACGAGTACGAGGGTAAAACTTGGTATATGCCTTGTGAGTTTCATAACAAAGAAGATCTAGCATATCACAAATGTCCTAAAGGTTACAAGAAGAAAGATGGTAAGTGTGTTAAAATGGCTGAAGTAGGACCAAGAGGTGGAATACGCAAATCTCCAAAAGCACCTAAATCTGATACACCTAATAGAAACCCTAAAGGTAAAGGTACAGCAAAAGGTGATGCTTCAACAGGTAGAGGTGCAAAGGTGTCAAAAGCAGATGAGGCTACTTTACAAAAAAAGTCAGATGACTTTAATGAAAGATACAAAAAGAAACTAGGTTATGGTGTTACAGTAGGTAAATTAAAAGCAGTATTCCAAAGAGGCTTAGGTGCATTTAACACAAGTCATAGTCCAAAAATTAAATCACCGTCAGCTTGGGCATTTGCAAGGGTAAACGCATTTTTATATTTAGTAAAAAATGGGAGACCACAAAACGCTAAATATACAGGCGATAATGATCTGTTACCAAAAGGACACCCTAAAAATAAATAATGGCTAGAAAAGTCATTAGAACATATGTAAAACCTAAACGAAAATCACACCCTCACAGCAAAAATGCAAGTGTAGGTCAAAACGGATATAAAAAAAAATATAGAGGACAAGGCAGATGAAAAAATTTAAAACACCAAGTAAGACTAGTCCAAGAGGGGGACGTAGAGCTTGTTTATGTGAAAATGAAACCTACTCAGTGAAATGTTGTAAAGGTTTTATTATCAATCAAGGTATAGGTAAAATTTAAAAATGCAAATATAAATTTAAACACGTTATAGTAATATGAAATCAACAGAAATCTTAAACAAAATCAAGACTTTTTTAGGTGAGGAAGTAGAAGAAACTCAGACTGAAAAAGCATTAGAACTAGCACAGTTGAAGCTAGAAAACGGAACAGTATTAGAAGCAGAGGCTTTTGAATCAGGAAACGAAATCTTTATTCTGACAGAGGATGAAAAAGTAGCTGTACCTCAAGGTGAATACCTTATGGAAGATGGCAGAACTTTAATAGTTCAAGAAGAGGGTGTAATTCAAGAAATCAAAGCAGGAGAACACGAAGATAAAGAAGAAGAAGAAAAAGAAGAAAAAGTTGACGCAAGATATGTTTCTAAAGAAGAATTTGAATCAGCCGTTGAAGAAATCAAAGGTATGATTAATGAACTTAAGGAACACAAAAAAGAGAAAGAAGAAATGGCAAAAGTAGAGGATCAAGTAAAACAAGAACTTAGCGAAACTCCAGCAACTGAGCCAATTGCTCACAATCCTGAAGTCAAACAAAAAATTAAAGTCAAGTTCTCTGAAAATAGAGTAGAGACTACTTTAGATAGAATTATGAATAAATTAGCAAACAAATAAAAATTATATAATTATGGCAGTTTTAACACACGTAGTAAACCCTGCAAGGAGAGAAAGAAATGAGGTCGGTCAAATCACGGCAGCAGCTACTCTTACAGCAGCAGATAGTGGAAAATGGTATGAACTAGCAGCATCAGCAGGTGTTACAGTTACGTTACCAGCAGTAAGCTCTGGCTTAAATTTTAGATTTGTAGTAGCGAATGCGTTTGATACTTCAAATTATATTATTGATAGTGCAGAGGGAGATAATATAGATGGGATTATAATAGTAAACGGAGCAAGTGTAGCAGCTTCTGGTGAAGATCAAATTAACTTTGTTGCATCAGCAGAATCAGTTGGAGATTTTATCGACATTTGGAGTGATGGAGCTAAGTGGTATGTTTGGGGAATCGGAAACGCATCAGGTGCTATTACAGCAACAGACCCAAGTTAATAATTAAATAAAAAAAGAAAATAGATATGGCAACAACAACTTCAATAACAACAAGCTACTCGGGAAGCTTCGCTGGTGATTACATCTCGGCAGCATTGTTATCAGGTGTAACTTTATCTGGTGGTGGAGTTACTATTAAACCGAACATCAAATTTAAAGAAGTAATTAAAAAATTAGCACTTGACAGCATTTTAAAAGATGCAACTTGTGATTTTGATTCTACTTCAAATGTAACTTTAACAGAAAGAATCTTGCAACCAGAGGAGTTTCAAGTAAACTTACAGCTTTGTAAAAAAGATTTCAGACAAGATTGGGAAGCAGCGAGTATGGGCTTTAGTCAATACGACAACTTACCACCTAAATTTTCTGACTTTTTATTAGCACACGTTGCTGATAAGGTTGCAGAAAAAGTAGAGCAAAACATTTGGCAAGGTGCTACTGCAAACGCAGGTGAGTTCGATGGTTTTGAAACTTTACTAGCAGCAGATGGTGATGTGGTAGATGTATCAGCTTCAACGCTTACAAAGTCAAACATTATTGCACAGCTTGATTCTGTAGTAGATGCAATTCCAGGTGCTGTTTATGGCAAGGAAGATTTAAAAATCTACATTGGAACAAAAGCAGCTAAGTTTTATGTTCAAGCGCAAGCAGCTTTAGGTTATAGAGATTTATATAATGTTGGAAAAACAGAAATGAACTTTCAAGGTATTCCATTATATACTTGTCCTGGTATGTCTGATAACAAAATGGTTGCAGCACAAACAAGCAACCTATTTTTCGGTACTGGTCTTTTAAACGATTGGCAAGAGGTAAAGCTAATCGATATGGCTGATATTGACGGATCACAAAATGTAAGAGTTGTATTAAGAGGTTCTGCTGGTGTTCAGCACGGTATCGGAAGTGATATTGTATTATACTCTTAATAAAATAAATTGACTAACAAACAGAGGGGTAGGTGGTTTTCTACCTACCCTTTTTTTAATAAAATAAACATATGGCTTGTATATTAACAAAAGGTAGAGGTTTACCCTGTAAGTCAGGAGTAGGAGGTCTTAAAAATTGTTTTTTTGTGGACTTTGGGGGTCTTGGAGCTTTAACAAAATCTGGTGGAGAAGTATCAGCATTTGGTGGAAGTCCGACACTTATGAAGTTTGAAATCAAAGGAACATCAACACTTGACACTACAGTAACCTCATCAAGAGAAAACGGAACTACTTTTTACGAATCAAGTTTAGTAATGAATTTGACTTTTCAAGAAAAACAAACATCAGAAGAAATAAAATTATTAGCAGTTGCAAGACCACAAATCATTGTTGAAGACTATAATGGTAATTTCTTTTTATTAGGTGAAGATCACGGATGCGAACTAACAACAGGTACTTTTAGTAGTGGAGCTGCTATGGGAGATATGTCTGGATATTCATTAACTTTTGTTTCACAAGAAACTGACCCACCATTATTCGTACAAAGTTCTGTAATGAGTGGTGCAACTGAGGGAAGTCAGATAACACCAAATTAAAATTAATTTTGTATATTTGAACTTGTAGAGTTTTCATAATGTAAATTAGTTTAGTTTTGAAAGGGGAGTTTTTTAACTCCTCTTTTTTTTGTTTAAATGTTAAAGTTTTGTTAAAGTTCTTGGTTTATTAACATTTGTTTATTATATTGTATTAGAACTTTGTTCTTTGACATATTAAAACTAATACTAATTAAAACTTAAATTATGAGTAAAATTGATTTATTTTTAAATTTAGAGGATTCAAATGACCCTAAATTAGAAGTTACAGAAAAGAAACATATAATATATTGCCATAAATCTAAAAAATATTATTGGGATGATGGTATGATTAGAAATTTCGAGGAAGTAGTTAAATACGACATAACTTGGAAAGAAGCTAAGAAAAAATTTCCAAATTGTATCAAAATAAATACTAAAGGTAAATAAATAAAGACCCTTGCTTTGGCAGGGGTTTTTTTATACACAAAATCTAAAGATAGTGCGTTATATAAGTATGAAACATTTAACTACATCTGCTACAGCACAAACTCTAAAAATAATTCCTAGAAGTTATGCTAGTACAGTTAGTATGATACTAAGAGACGATTCTACAAACACCTCAACAACATACAGTAGCATAAGCACCTCAACAGACAAAAACTATTTAGTAATATCTCAGGCACTAAGTCCTGTATTAGTAGAGGGTAGGTTTTATGATATGACTGTAAAAGAGGGTAGTAACATAATATACAAAGACAAAATATTTTGTACTAATCAAACTATTTCTAGTTACTCTGTTAATAGTGGTGAATACACAGTACCAACAGGAAACGATCAGTACGATAACGATTATATAATTATATGAAAAATAAATCAGAGTTAAGTATTGTTAATTTAAGCACCTATACCTCACCTGAAGTTAAGGAAGTAAGAGGCAAAGACTTTATTGAATACGGTGAAGATAATAATTACTTTCAATACTTAATAGACAGATATAACGGTAGTCCTACAAATAATGCTATTATAAATGGTGTTAGTGAAATGATTTACGGTAAAGGCTTAGATGCGACTAACTCAAATAGGAAACCAAATGAGTACGCACAAATGATGAGCTTGTTTAAAAAAGATTGTGTAAGAAAGTTATGCTACGATTTAAAACTTATGGGTCAATGTGCTGTACAAGTTATCTACTCAAAAGACAGAACCAAAATAGTACAGTTAGAGCATATGCCTATTGAAACATTAAGAGCTGAGAAATGTAATGAAAAAGGAGAAGTAAATGCTTATTTTTATTTTAGTGATTGGAGCAAGTATAAGCGAGGTAATGAGTTAAAACGTATTCCTGCTTATGGAAAGTCTAAAGAGCCTCTAGAGATACTTTATATTAAGCCATACAGGGCAGGTTTTAAGTATTATAGTCCTGTAGACTATCAAGGTGGTACACAATACGCTGAGTTAGAAGAAGAAATATCTAACTATCACCTAAACAACATTATGAATGGTCTAGCTCCTAGTATGCTTATTAACTTTAACAATGGTACACCTGATCCTGAACAAAGAGAAATGATAGAAAGACGTATCTATGACAAGTTTTCAGGAAGTTCTAATGCAGGTAAATTCATTCTAGCGTTTAACGATAACCCAGAACAAGCTGCAAGTATAGAGCCTGTACAGCTTAGTGATGCACACCAACAATATCAGTTTCTTAGTGATGAGAGTTCTAAAAAGATTATGGTATCTCATAGGGTGGTAAGTCCTATGTTGTTTGGTATTAAAGATAGTACAGGTCTTGGTAACAACGCTGACGAATTAAAAACAGCATCTATACTATTTGACAACCTTGTAATCAAAGGCTTTCAAAATCTTTTGATTGATGCTTTTGATAAGATTCTAGCTTACAATGATATAGCTCTTAATTTATATTTTAGAACACTACAACCTCTTGAATTTACTGACTTAGAAAATGTAGAAGATGAAGAAACAAGAGAAGAAGAAACTGGGGTTAAGTTAAGTAAAGAATCTAACAAACTACTTGAAGAGTTTATAGGCAAAGGACAAAACGAAGAAGAATTATTAGAGAAGTTTGACTTGATTGATGAAATGGATGTTGATTATGAATTAGAAGATGAGCTTGACAAAAAGGTTGAGGAATTAAATAACGAAGTAAAATTAGCAAGAGTTGCTAAAGCTACACCCTATAAAGAAAGTGAGCAAGATGGTAAAAGTAAAAAAGAGGGCAAAGAAGATATTACATATTTAGTAAGATATATGTATACAGCTTATTCTGGTGCTTACAAAACTAGAAAAGGTAGATCAAGAGAGTTCTGTATAAAGATGATGAAAGCCAACAAAGTCTATCGTAAAGAAGATATTATGGCACTTGAAAGTGTTCCTGTCAATCCAGGCTTTGGTAAAAACGGTGCTGATACATATTCAGTATGGCTTTACAAAGGCGGACCTCGTTGTTCGCATAGATGGACTAGAAAAATATACGCAAGAAAAGATGGTAGTAGGTCTTTAGGAGATACGATAAGCACAACAAAAGCAAGAAGCGAGGGTTTTAGACCAGAAAAAAACCCAAACAAAGTATCTATAGCTCCTAGAAATATGCCTAGAAAGGGTTATACTGCTGCATATTGGAATAAAATGGGTTTTAAAAATTAATTATGGCAACAGTTTTATTTATATCGAGAACAGATTTAGTAAGAAATTCTATCATTGATGGCTCAACTGATACTGATAAGTTTATACAATTTATAAAGGTTGCACAAGAGACAGAGATAAAAAACTATCTAGGAACAAAACTATATGAAAAAATTAGTACAGATATTTCTGGAAGTGGTCTAAGTGGTAATTATGAAACCTTAGTAAACACTTATGTACAGCCTATGTTGATCTGGTTTGCACAAGCAGAGTATATTCCTTATGCGGCATATCAAATAAAAAACGGAGGTATATTTAAAGGCAACTCAGAGAACGCTGAAAGCGTTGCAAAAGAAGAAGTAGATTATCTAGTAAACAAAGCAAGAAACACAGCAGAATACTATGTACAAAGGTTCTTAGATTACATAGATAACAATAGTAATTTGTTTCCTGAATATAATCAAAACACAGGTGGTGATGTTTATCCAGATAGTGATGGTTTGTTTAACGGATGGGTACTGTGAAATACAAACCAAAAAATAAAAATATAGTAAAACTCAAAAAGTATTTAAATATGAATTGGAGTTCAAGCAATACTTGGAATTATGAAGTAAGTTATAACAATCAAACAGTAAAAGATGTCAAATAAAAAGTTTTCAGAGTTTACGTTACAGACGGATAGTTCTAATGTTGCGTTTGTTGTTGGTTTTAATGGTTCAGATAATGTTAGAATATCTCCTAGTAATCTTATAGGTAGTGGCTTCTTACCTACCTCTGGTGGTACTATGACAGGCAACTTACTTTTACAAGATAACATACAAGTTCAAGTAGGCACAGGTGCAGACCTTAAAATATATCACAATGCTACTGATTCATTTATCGAGAATCAAACAGGTATCTTAAAAATACAAAGCTCTGTAGTAGATGGTGATATATCGTTTCTTGCTGATAATGGTAGTGGTACTGCCACAGAATACTTTAGAGTTGATGGTGGTAGCACTGATGTAAGATTTTCAAAAAATACAAGACATCTAGATAACGTAAGGGCTGAATTCGGTAGTAGTGGTGATTTTGTTATCAATCACGATGGCACAGATTCATCATTACAATGTGGTAGCAGTGGTGGCGATTTAATTTTACAAGTTGCTGAAGATGATAAAGATATTAGATTTAAGTGTGATGATGGAAGTGGAGGGGTAACAGAATACTTTAGGTTAGATGGAAGTTTAACAATAAACAGATTTTTTAAAAATACAAGATTTGATGATAGTGTTCAACTGCAAGTAGGATCAGGTGCTGATTTACAAATATCTCACGATGGTACTGATTCACTTATTTCAAACGCAACAGGTGATCTAACTATAACTAACAACGCTGATGACAAAGATATTATCTTTCAATCTGATAATGGTAGTGGGGGCGTAATGGACTATTTTAGATTAGACGGAAGTGATACAAGAATAAACATAAATGCTCGTATGCAATTTATGGACGATGTTAAAGCATCATTTGGTACAAGTGGTGATTTAACTATTAGGCACGATTCAAGTAATAGTATAATAGAAAATTCAACAGGTGATTTAAGGTTTACAAATAAAGCAGATGATAAAGATATTGTCTTTCAATCAGACGATGGTTCTGGTGCAGTAACTACATATTTGAAATTAGATGGCAGCGCTACAAGAACTGTATTTTCCAGAACAACAAGACATACAGACGGAGTAATAGCACAATTTGGTACTTCGGGAGATTTAGGTATTCAACACGATGGCACAGATAGCACAATAAGTAATGCAGTAGGTGATCTAATTATAAGTAACGATGCTAATGATAAAGATATTATCTTCCAGTCAGAAGATGGGAGTGGGGGTGTGACAACTTACTTTACAGTTGATGGTAGTGCTAGAGATGTTGTCTTTAATAAAGATATAAACTTAAACGACAATGTAAGGTTATTAGCAGGTACAGGGCTAGATTTAGAAATATACCACGATGGTAGCCATTCTTACGTGAAACAAGGTGGCACAGGTGATTTATATATTCAACAATTCAGAGATGATGGTGATATAGTATTCCAATCTGATGATGGTTCTGGTGCTATGGCTACATATTTCTCTTTAGATGGCAGTGCAGTAACAACAGTTTTTAGCAAAAATACAAGACACGAAGATTCAGTTTTAT